CACAATGCGCAAGTGCCGGATAGGAACGGCAAAATTTTTTACACTTCTATTACTTCTTTATCACACATCAGCAAAACAATGAGGATTGAAACAAGAACCACTATGGTTCCTAACTCCGAGAAGATCTATATTACTGATGACGGTACGGAGTTCATGAGTCATAGCGAATGCATAAACTATGAGCTGGATGTATACCGCAAATGGATTGAGCAGAGCAATGATGTCATTGAGTGCAAGGAGCTTCTCGACTGCCCTCCGTTCGATGGCGGAGAGTATTCTTCAGAGAATACTTATAGATGGTTTAAGCCGATAAATGAGAAGGGTATTGAGCTCTTGAACAAAGCCTTCCCCGCATACTCATACATTGGGGAGCTGCACAGCAATGATATTGGTGAGTGGTGTTGTGTCGAATATGATCCGTATGACCATCTATACTATTGGAATGCGCTTTCTGAAAGTCGAGCATATGCGAATAAGGTGCTGAGTTTTCTCAATGCGATAGATATGGAGGAAAATAATAATGACTAACACTCACGGATTTGCAATTTACTTTGAAGATCTGACGGAGAAGGCACAGCGGTCGCTGCTGATACACGCTGGCATACCAGACCCTGCCTATATGAACTGGGACGTGTTCCCCGTGGCAACTATCAGCCTCGATGAGGAGGACAAATAACAGTGTGAGTAATAAAGAATATGCGGTTTTTGGAAGTATAACTCTGTACAACAAAAGGATTGTACTGGGGATACAGAGAGCGTTTGGAGTTGATCCGCTGTTACTTATGGTTGCGGAATGCAACAAAGACGCTTCAGGCGATTTCAAGGAGATCGTTTATCATGACACTTTTTGTGGTGCATTTGCTGATTATTACAACAGGCTGATTTACAAGGCACTATTCGATAACTTAACGGATTGGATGTCGAGAAAAGTTTCCTTTGAGGATGCGCTTGACTATAATGAAGAAATATTTACCGTCATGCCGGACGATACCATTTCCATTAACGACATGAATGAATATGGATACATATCGAACGGGATGTTTCCAATGCGCAAGGCGGTTGCGATAGACGTCGCTAAATACTGTACAATCTATTTGCTTCACAAAGATGGCACAAAATCAGAAGTACAACGCATAGAGCAAATTGAGTCGTTCGACGGCATATTTGGAATCGAAGAAGACGTTTGGAATCAATGGCTTTTCGGACGGGTTACAATCGGAATTTTTGACGAGGAGGACAAATGATACGCAATCACGCCACAGAAGACGGATACCACTACAAAATCAGCCTATTGGCCGATGGCAAATTTCACATCCAATGTATTGATTCATGGGCATACACTTACGGACAGTATTACACGGACAGAGCACAACTGTATAAAACCTTGCATGAAGCGTTAAAAACGCTAACTACAACGCGCCGCACGATAGTGATGCCGGACGGGACGGAGAGGAATAATCGGCAGGAAGCGGATGTCTTTGTACAGTGGCATCCCACGATACGCGAGCTTTGGCCGGGCGAATATTGAATCAGAAAGGAACCGAACTATGTTTGAAAATTATCTTTGTATCAATGGTAAGAAAGTGGAGTTGACTGACGAGCAGATGCGACAACTTGGCATAGCACCTATTGAACCTGTTGAAGGCGAAATAGCAAACGAAATAGCAAAAATGTCCTGCATTTCTAAAGCGGGAGAAGCGGCAGATTATTATAATGTAAACGACACCATTGTAGTAGATGGTATTACATTTGAAATTGTAGGCATAGGTCACGATATAGACGCTGCGACTGGACGTTATAACACTATCACGCTAAGGCAGGTAGATCATATAAAAAAGAGTCGCATAAATCCCGGTCCTTGTCCTGATGGATTTGCTACCTCTGAACTGGATAAATCTCTTATGGAATCACCCCAAAACTGGATTCCTGAGTCCATACTACCTTATGTACGTAAAGCGGCAAAAGTGTATGTAACATATGATGGTAGTGTTAAGGTTATATATCGCAAACTATGGTTGTTTTCCGAAAGCGAAATGTTTGGCAGTGCTATTTATTCACCTGCCGAGGCCGGTGGGCGGTATGCAGCATTTGCAACGCGCAAGGATAGAATTGTTTGTGGGGAGAATGGCTCCGCTTGTTTTTGGCTCCGTTCTGCGGCCGTTGACTCCGGTGTCTTTTGTATGATCGATGCGTTTGGTGGCGCAGACTATAACCCCGCCAATCACTCGTATGGCGTGGCGCTGGGCTTCTGTATTTGATATCTAATCTCGTTTTTTTGAGCGGTTTTATATCTTACGCAACCAAATCTATCTACAAAATAATAAAAACGCCGCAGAGAGGCTATTTGGGGCTCTGGTGGCATCTGAGGAGGTATAGCTATGTATTTTGAATTCTATCCCAAACGACTGATAGCATGGATTATCGTTATCGTGATATTGACGTTCTTATCGAACTGAGGAGGAAGAAAGCAATGTTTCACTTAATGGCATACAACAAAGATCAAGACAGATATGATGAATGGCAATCCGGTACGCTTCAGGAGATACAGGCAGAGGCATTGTTTTGTCGGGACTTGCTGCGAAGCGATGATTTGAGAGATGCCAGTGGTGAACCATATGGTTGGATGGAAATATGGGATAATAATGGCACGAGAGATATCATAATCACATGCGACGAAATCAAAACTGACGCTGTTATCTAACTGAGGAGAAAAAGTAATGGTAAAGGTCATAAGCAATGATACAAAAATCAAAATAGAAACGAGTCAGGGCACGCTGATTGCGAAGCTTTGCAATAACCCGAACTATCCCGGTATCTGGTTGGAAATTGATAGGCCGGAGTTCGGCAACAGTATGGCGGTGGCAAAGCTCGAAGTGTACGAAGACAGTGGCCGGGTGATGCTGGATGTGTACAGCGACGCTTTGCAGGATGAAGTAACAGAGCAGATACCGATTGAGAATCTTGATGCTTGGGAGGAAGGAAATGAATGAACCGTGTACGACTTATCGATGGCATAGTTGAATGGTGCCAAAGCTATGAGTGGCCTGACTGGCGCATAACAGAGACATTGATTGGTGTGCTGGAATTTGATCCCAAGGATATCGAAAAGGCTGGCTATGGTTATCTGATTGAAGAATACTTCGCGGAGGAGGAAGAATAATGGGTTATTACAGTGATGTGGCGCTGACATTGCGCAAGGAAAATGCTCTGGAACTGATAAAACAGGCAAAAAAAAATAAGACGGTGTGGCCATATATGTATATGGCGTACATTGCAGACCAAAACAAATACGTTACTTTTTATTGGGAGCGGATAAAGTGGTACGATGATTACGAAGGGATACAGTTCATTACCGCCTTTTATCGCAATCTGGCTGAATATAGCTTCAAACGAATAGGTGAGGACAACAGCGATATTGAGGAAGAGTGGAACGGCGATAATGACAACATAGTTTATAAAGTTCAGATAAAGCGACACTTCAACATAGAGTCGAGCGAGCTGGAAACAACTAAATGGATAACGGCTGACGCAGCTATTAGAATCGCTAATAAGCGGACGGAGGGCGAATAGATGGATAGAAGCTGGATTAAAACTGATGACGGCCAATGGATGCGCTGCAATGACCGGGATAAGTTAGAATATGAAATGATACAAATCATTCGCATCGACAATCCGCTTAAATACTATATATACCACAAGGCGGTAGTGCTCCGCCGTGTCTGTTATAGTGACATAGAGTTCGCTGTTGAAGTGTTTGGCCACACAATGAGTGAGTTAAGGGCTGCGTCTAACACAGACGGGTATAGCATCATGGCGCAGTGCTATTTGATGTGTTATATATTTAATGGCAACAACTTGATAGGCGAAGCCGATTCCTACGACGAGGCGGCTAAAATTGCTGAGAAATGGATGGAGGAGCACTAAATGACTGACAACGAATACATATCCGCCTTAAAGCTACTCATAGATTCCGCTATAAGCGTCGGCAGGGACTGGTTCTGGAATGACAGCGATATCATGGACACGCTGACGGATGAAAACGGATTCGGGCTGACATACGATGACTTTGTTATGGCGGGTTTCAAGGAGATGGCAGATGAATATTTTCATTGATACAGAGGCAATGCGGTTTGTGACCGAAAAGGAATTGCGGCAGGAATTTGAGCAGCTCAAGCGGGAGCAGCCGGAAGAATATGATTACACCTTTGAGCAGTACATACAGAACTGCACAAGCAAGAACGGCACATTGGAGGAGACAAGATGAAACTGTACGTCAGCTCTGCCACGGGCAATATATATGACGAGAACACCCTGCGCGAAGGCTCCTTTATAATGCGTAATGCCGCGCCACGGGAATATGATTGCAGTTCCGATGAGTACATCCGCAGAATGGTGGAGGACAAGCAGGAGTTTTACGAATTAACGCCTGAGCAGATGATGAGCATAATGGTGTCGCTTTTGGCGGCAAACAAGCGAGAACAAGCAAGAGCATTAGCGGTAGCATGGAGGGCATAGGCAATGGAAATTAAGAGAGAACCCATAAGCGGAATGACATTGTATCTTAATAACGTGACGGACAAGCTGTATCTGGAACACGGATTAGGGTGTTTGGCAATACCATACACACCAGAAAACTTAAAGTACGCCGTAAAAGCATTCGATGTGATGTCGCAGCAAATCACTCAGGCCGTTGCAACATTTGCTCAAAAGATGGCGTTTATTGAGGAGACAATGCGACCATGAAATACCATATGGATACTTATTCGCTCATAAGCGTGGCAAATTATCTTGGTTTCCTTGAAGGTACTGGCCGCATGGAGATAGATGAGAAAGACCAACTGTACGGCATAATGGAGCAAATTGACGAGGATGTCAATAAAGCATGTGAATCTACTTTGGATTCGGGATTCGACTTTTGGACTGAGGTAGACCGCTCATTAAGACTGCAAGGGGTGTTAAAGAATGCCAAGTAACTTACTACAATTCAAGCCGCGAGTGGTGGAAACGCCGTACATACTCATCTGCACTAAGTGCGGGGAGGAAAACGAAGGCACGGCGAATTTCTGCTCACATTGCGGCAAAGCGTTAAGGCCGCAGTTGCGCAGCACCAAGCAACAGTACGCGCCGCTGACTAAGCACACAAAGGTCCCGCTCAAAACAATGGCCGAGATAACCGCCATGGAACACTCTTTGCAGGACACCAAGCGCAGGCGTCTCGCGTACAGGAATCTGGTTCTGTTCCGGCTTGGGTGTAACGTTGGCTTGCACGGCGGGGATTTGGTGCAGCTCAAGGCCGGGCAGTTCATTGGCAAGGACAGCAGCCCCAAGGATACGGTGTATGTCATCGAGCAGAAAACCGGCAAGGGCAGGGAACTGAAGATAAGCGATGAGGTGGCGGCGATGGTCGCCCAGTACACGGATGATATGCATCTGGAGAGCGATGATTTCCTATTCGGTTCGCAGAAGGGAGGATGCCTGACCCGCAAAACACTCAACGATGACATAATCGTTCCGGCAGCGGTACGGCTGGGGTGGAATCCGCTGCTGTATGGCAGTCACACTATGCGCAAGACATACGCCTACCGCTTCTACACGCAGGCACAGCATCTGAGTCAGGAACGTGGGTATAGGGCGCTGTCTATGCTCTGTAAGGAATTGGGGCATAGCAACGAGGCCATAACGCTTTGCTACATAGGCATTGAAGCAGAGGAAATCAAAGAGATATGCAACCTGTCGGCAAAGGACTATGATTGGGCTTTTGCACAAGCCATCAGAGATGAATTAGGGGAGGAGTAGTTTGATGACGAATAAAGAAAAGGCGATTAGGTACATGAAAGGTTTGGGGATGCTTGATGATGTTGTCAAAGCGTTTGAGACAGATGATATTGTGTTTTTCTCTATCAACGGATTTATATACCGCCTAACTCCACAGATGCGGCAGACCATTTCTGAAATTGAAAATAAACTGCATGGCGATGCGGTTATTTGGCACGTCATACACGGCAAATACAAAATGTGTGATGGCAGCGAGTTAAACATGGATACGTATCTGCTGGCGACGTCTGAGTGTGCCGACGCGCTGGATAAGTGCGAGAACAAAGGCTATTATACGTTCGCTTTTGTGAACAACATAGATGCGCCGCAGGATTCGGAATTTGGTGATGTAGTTATAGCGGAAAGGTTTGGCGGTCTATACCGCGTATATTAACTGAGGAGGAAACGCTATGCGCTGTGGAACGCGAGTGGTAGCAACAGATTGTGGAGTACGTGTTGGAACTGTTGTTGGGCACGTATGGGGCAGTGGAGAGCTTATGGTGCAGTGGGATGGAATGAAGGGCACAGCATCGGTAGGCAAGCAAACAAACTTGCAGATAGTAGGGTTCGACCCGGTGAAGGGCAGCAAACGCGGCGTGTGGCGCAGAAAGGAACGCCGGAGAGAATGGGAAAGGTGGTTTTAACACATAAAAACAGAATATACGTTTATAAATGTAAAAATATGGGAGTTATGGCACATTTTGTGCAACTTCAACGCAAAATACACGATAAAAATGTTGCATATGAAAAATAAAGGGATATCTATACAAATTGTAAATAATATGGTACAATGCTAATAAATAAACGGAGCTCAGGCTTCTGTAGTGCAAATAGGAGGGTGTTGGAAATGTATTTTGAATTCTATCCCAAACGATTAATTGCATGGATAATTGTAATCGTCATACTGACGTTGCTGTCGAATTGATTGAAGGGGCGGATTCCGCCCTCTTTTTATACCTGACGGGAGGAAACTTAATGAATAACAAACGCAGAAAAGAATTGCGCAGGGCTATCGATATGATAGAGACAGCGCTGGATATCGTTAACAGCGTCAAGGACGAGGAAGAAGATGCCATGTGCAACTATCCTGAGAACTTGCAGGGCACGGAAATATATGAGAATATGGAAACGGCTGTGGACACCATGGAGGAAGTCGCCTCTGCCATTGAGGATGCTGCGGATTCGCTGAACAACGCTGTAAGCTTACTGGAGGAAACCGTATGACAGAACAGCCGCCGTTCAACTCGGTCGAAACGTTCATACAGGAATACTACCGTCATAACCCAGACGGGCACTACTTCGATCCGGAGATGCTGAAGTATTTCGGAGAAGATGAGGCGCTCATGCGGGTAATAAACAGGGCGATGGTGCTGGCCACGGATATGTTCGGCAATGGCCCGTTCAAACCGTACTATGTGCTGGTGCGCCCGCCAAAGGTGAAATACCAAGTGGAAACGTGGGACTGTGTTCTGTTTGACGTGGAGACATTTCGCCCGATAACAAGCGAATTTACGCCAGTAACAGAACGGCAAGGATCTATTCAGAATGCAGTAAAGCATGAGATTTGGCTGAGTTAGGAGGGAAGACGATGATAGCAGGAGCATTGGCAACTTTATTGGCAAGCGGCGCGTACTTTGCGGCGGACAGCATCAAGACGAACGCCAACATATACCGCAACGCCAACCGCATGGATGACGAGGGCGTATTCTGGCCCACCAATCCGGAAGTGGAGCGCATGTTGCAGCACGACATTCGCAGCCTGTGGGAGACTGGCAAGCGCGACTTCATACCGGAGGGGCTGGAAGGATTCTTTGAGGAAAATAACAGCGCAAGAGGGGCTTACTTTGATGCCTTGGCCGCGCAATGTATGCTGGAAAACGGATGCAAGCCCATGGAGGCATGGGGCTCGTTCAATCGGCACACTTATAATTGCTTTTTGCAGTACAACAGATCGTATGGTGCGGATGCAAACGAGTGGCTGCGCATACATAAACCGGAAATCATTTTGGCGCGGATTGAGAGAACTAAGAAGATAATCCATGAAGCGCAGGTAGCCTTGAAGAAGGCGGCGGATAAGAACAAAATAATATTCATCATTGTCTTGACGCTCTGCTTGAGCCTGATAGTCGTGGGCATAGTCAAAATGGCAATAGTTAAGAACGAGTTGGTAGCGCAGTTCAGCCAGTTGTCCTTCTATCCGCATCCCGATATCACAAAGGCCATCAACGAGTGTGCTCATATGGACAGCGATTACAATGCTGGGGTACGTTATCTGGTTTGGGGCATACTACTGTCCAGTCTGGTGTTGATGATGGGGTTGCCGATGGTAAAAGGCGCAAAGATAACGGTAAAGTTATGATATAACCGAGTTGAAATGCAGCAGGCAAAAGGTAGGTATACTGGGTAAATACAAAATCAAGTGGGACAAAGTCCCACTTGATCCGCCGTCGTTCATTAAAAGTTGGGACAAAGTCCCAACTTTCGTAAACATACTGAGTAAATATAAAATCAGTTGGGACATTGTCCCAACTGATCTGCTTATACTCTATGCAGCACGGTTGCGAATAAAGGCCTTTTGTGCTAAAATTCCGGTAATAAAAACAGTAGTTGAAGGGGCAAGTATGAGCGAAGCGAGAGTCCTATATTGTCAAAGCTGCGGAGCGATGCTTAACGTGGAGGCCAACCGTGCCTACATTTTTTGCCAGTACTGCGGCGTGAAGAACGTAATTGCGTCCGAGCAGATGAAGACCAACATTAACATCGGCGGCATTCAAATAACGGCAAAAACGGAAATAGAGAACATAATCGCCTCCGCTGAGTACGCCGTTTCCATAGGTCAATACAGCAAGGCAAACGAAATGCTGGTTGCGGCAATCATGAGCGGCTATGATGATTACCGCATATACATCACAAAGGCCAAGATAGACCTGCAGCTTGACCACAACCGCAGCCTGTTCGAAAGCCTGCGCAAGCTTCAGCAGCTTGAGCAGCGTCAGAACGGCAATCAAGCTGTCACGGCGGCCATTCGCGAGTTTATGCATTACCGCGGCAAAAATGGCGTTACCGCGCTGCACATTTCAACCTTCCATGAGCAGATGGACATGGTGGTCTACTGTGTAGAGCACGGAAGCGACGTGAACTGCATTGCCGGCGTGAACCGCGTAACACCCATCAGCATTATGTTTGTGCCTATATCAAGCAAGCTTACAGGGCTTGACGGCACGCCGTTCGTTCATCACAAGGCAGCCGTGAAGGAGATTCGCCGCTACCTGATGTCCTGCGGTGCAAGGGATTCTTTCAGGTTTGGATATTGAGTTGCCGGATCAGTTGTGACAAAGTCACAACTGATTTTTGTATACCGCTGTAGCCTGCTGTGCCCTTTCAACACGATGGTTGAACGCATCTATCCAACTAACAGCAGCAGACAGAAGAACAGACAGGCCGAAATTCACAGCAGCGTTCAATGCTTTTGCACCCAGCGCCGCCCAGTTAAAGCCTTTGTTGAGCTTGTCAAGGGCGACGACGCCGCCGTTGGCGGCTTGTACTGCGGCGTTGGCAGTATTGGACATAGAGTCTTTAAGCGATTTAAGCTGTTTGTCTGCATTTTGAACACCCGATTCAACCTGCCCCAGTAATTGGTTATACTTGGTAAGATCTTTTATGTCCTGTTTGCTATACCAAGTACGTATAACACTTTCTGTTCCATTTAGAAGAATACCCGTTTTAGCAGCAGTTACCAACCAACATAGAATGAGGCAAAACATTCCATATGTTAATGTGTTATGGTATAATTTTCTAAAGGAGGCGAGAGTATGTTTAAGAAAAAGTACATTATGTATTGCCCAGTATGTGGTTACGTCGATGGGGAGCATACAAAGACTATATGCCCATTCTGCAACCACGAGTTAAAAGACTCAGACCACCCTCTCAAAGAAATGAAAGGAAAGTATCCTTGGGAAATTGTACCTATAACTGAAGATATTGTACGACGACTTGTAAGAAATGCCCCAGATTTCAAGCAATTAGTTTATATGAATAGGGTAAAAGAGGAAGAGGAACGTTCCAGAATTGAAAACGAGGAGGCACGAGCAGAGCACCAAGCTCAAGTTGCCTTGGCGAAGCGAATCAACGCCGAACGCGCCGCTAACGCTCCGCGCTGTCCCACCTGCGGCAGCACCGACCTGAAGAAGATAGACGCGCTCGACCGGGCAATATCCGTGTCCTTCTTGGGGTTGGCATCAGGCAAGATAGGCAAGAGCTTCAAGTGTAACCATTGCGGGTATATGTGGTAAAACGGTAGGGGAGTGGCTTCCTTTCGCTGATTTGCGAACTGCTATCGAAAGTGGCAACTGTGAAAGTTTCACACTTGCCAAAACATATGTCTAAAGATGATAGGCTAAATCAAGTGTGAAAGTTTCACACTTGAAACTTTATTGTTCTCAAATGCAAAATGCGGCATAGAGAGGAACGATTTTTTTGTTGTCCTCAAAGCCGAAGTTTTTGGCAGAGAGCTTGATTGCATAAGCGGGCTTGTAGGTGTCCATATAGACCTT